TCAAGACAATCTGGAATTGAGGTTAATTTATCCCAGAACAAATCAATACTTTACAATTTATCAGTCCTTTAGGACCCCCTGGAAAAGAGGTTATTTCATTATCAGAACAATTCAGGTACTCGATCTTGGAATAGTCAATTTCTTCACCTTCGCACAGATGTCCTTTTGGATAATGTTTTGGTAATTCTGTCAAACCCATCCCAGAGATGTTCAATATCCTAGAAGTTCGTTCCTTAACCTCCAATACAGACAGAGTTGAAAATTCCTTATTGACTAAAACAAGAGCCTTCAAAGCTTCTTCAGACCAGAATTTCAGCAGGTAGTTATTAAGATCAGAATAGAGATTCATGGTACCATCATTTATCAGGTGGGTGTTAACCTCATTTTTCTCATCTCAGGATGAGAAATCAAATCATATTTTACAGGTCTCAGACAACCTGGAAGTGTGGTTAATAATTTTACAATTTCTCAGGCACTCTGGGGCGAGTTTGATTTGTTTAAATTCAGATCTCATTTTAGAGAAAAATGAAAAGATTTGTCTAGGGTACGTGTCTAACAAAAATGGAAGAGTTTAATATTTACTTAGGGGCAAAGAAGGTTAAATATTTCGAGATCTATGTTCCCCAAGATTTACTGAAATATTTGAATACTAGAGGTGAATTTGATCATGAAAATGTTACCCTGAAATATTCTGGTTCTCCAAAGGTTGGTAAAACTCCCAATGGTGTACTATTACAATTTGAATGTTCATATACAGAATTTGAAAACCAATCTGATGTTAGCCTTATTGAAAAGAATATTAGTACTATCAAAAAAGCTCTTAAAAAACTTCAAGAGAGGGTGAGGAACCCATCCCTTGAATTTGTAATACCTTCAGAAGCATTTGATCTCAAAAAAGGTTATATTTGCCATAATGGGATAAGCATCATGTGTGACAGATCATTTATACCCTGTTTCGGATGTCCTCAAAAACATTGTCTCTACATTAATCGACCTGGCAAATGGACATTGAAAAAGAATACAGAATCCAGTGTGTTTGTAAACAGTAAAAGAGCTCTGGAAAATGAAGAGAAGATATTGGAGGCTGTAAATGGGCTGAACGTATATATTACCAGGAATGTAAACTTTTTAAATCAACTTTACTTTCAGAAGGTCCGATAGGACTTGGAAACTGCAAAATCCTATCGTTCTAATAATCCATTAATCTCAATTCCAGGCGGTCTGAAGAATTGTAAAGTATTGGGGTTCATTTAAAATCCTTTTTCTCATCTCAGGGATTAGAAAAAAATAGGGTTAACATTCAGCTGATGTAATTTCTCATTCTGAGATTGAGAAACATTTCACTTGATACAATTTTTACAAACTACCTCAATTTCACGTGTAAAGTCTCCATAATCTATCTCAAAATAACCTATACAAAATCTACATACAAATATATGACAACTATTACAGTTTTTGAAACACCCCCTGTTTTCACATATCAATCTACTACAAATTTTACAAGTATGGGACGGCCTGTGTTGTATTTTTATATTACACGATTCACATACATCTTGACATTCATCACAAACATCATCTGGACATCCCCCTGAAATGGAACATTCTTTAAAACATAATTGACAAACCCCCTTTTCACACTTTAAGCAAAGTTTTGTACAATATTTACAACAATATCGTTTACATAGATCACATTTATTCTTCCTGTGTTTGTATCTCCTACAAAAGAAACACCAGCTCATTGATATTTAAAAGGATCCAAGAAAAATCTTTTAGTTCCATATACAAACCAATAATTACCATAACTTCAGCTTGAAGACAATATTAATTAAACATCTTCTACTGGTTGCATAACAACCGTGATTTTGTGCCCAATAAACTCCAACTGAACATTTGAGAACAATTTTTCCATAGCACCCATCATTAACCTGATACTATTCTTATAAACGGCGGATTCTACGGCATCTGGGAGGCCATAAATATTTATGTCAGGATCAGATAACAGTTTTGAGACAAATTTTTCTATAGCCTTGTTGGAAATGTTTGATACAGGTATGGTGAGACCTCTTTCTTGTCTAATTTTATCAAGAATATTCTCATGTCTGGAAAACAGCTCATCATACTTCTTTTGTAATTCAGAGTTTTTACGATTCAGCTCAATCAACTGGTCCTCCCTCATTTTCAATTGAGTGGCCATGTACGATTCCATCTCACTTCTAGTAACGACACCATCATCATTTAGATCAGCCTGTTTTTCCAGGTTGTTCAATCTTTTTTGAATATTATTTCTAAATGGATCACTCTCCAGGTGGTCAATTCTATCCTTCAATGTCTGAAGATAATCCATATCTGACTCGTGGTTAATATTCTCAGAAAGTTCATGTTTTGAACCGAAACCCCCCATGCTTACCAGGACCCCAAGAAAAAATAAAAGTCTAATAGGTGGTCACCAACAAAATTTTTGTTTACTAAAGTTCTAAAAAACTTTAGAGAGAATAATCAAAGATGGTGGGGTTGAGATACTACATAAACCTGGACATGATAGTTTATATAGTCATTATATTTCTGGTCATATACTTCTTCTTTTTTATAGACAAACGAAAAAGAAAGTATAAATTTCAGGGCATTGGAAACTCTGGATTTGATGTTGATAGTGCCAAAAATGAATGGAAAGAGATAAAAACCAGGGTCAAAAAACCAAGACAAAAACGAATAAATAAACACGAAGAAAGATGCAGGGAAATATTTGAGGATATTTTTGGAAAACCGTTTAAATCTGTTAAACCACAATGGTTGAAAAATCCAGTGACTGGAAGGAAGCTCGAATTAGACGGATTTTGTCCAGGTATAAAAACACATCTAGGGTACGGTCTAGCCTTTGAATATGATGGTATTCAACATTCTCAATATAACAAATATTTTCACAAGAACGGGCCTCAGGAGTTCATGTATCAGGTGAAGAAAGATTCGTGGAAAGATATGAGGTGTAAACAGGAGAATATACTTCTCGTTAGAATTCCCAATTTTATAGCCTTCCACGATCTGGAAAGATACATAAAGGTTAAACTTCAACGACACGGATTATTTCCTCCGAACAGGTTTAATCAATCTCCTGCCAATACTCATTTTAGAAGAATATACGGCACGTCATCAAAGTTGAGATACTTCAACCAGTCCAATAACAGGGTCATTTCTTAAATTTCCTATCCCACAAGGGATAGGAAGAAATTAAAAATCTGCATCTAGGTCAAATTCAAATGCCCCTTCATCAAACCCCAAGAGAGGTTTCTTGTATTCGGTCACCTTCTTTTCGAAAAAATTTGTCTTGTTGGGAAGACTGATGATAGCCATCCAATCAAATGGATTTGAAATGGAATAAAGCTTGGAATACCCCAGTTTTACACAAAGAAAATCTGCTGTACACTTGACATAATCGACCATGTCATCTGTTCTCATTCCAATCAAATCCACGTGCAATGCTTCCCTGATAAATCCCTCGGCAACATCCATAGCAGACGAAACAATTTCATGTATTCTAGACTCAGAAAGCCTGTCAAGATGGCCAGATATACCTGTCATAATCTTGTACAACTCTACTGCAAACAAGGCGTGGATAGCCTCATCTCTAGCTATAAGTTCATTTGATGTGCAAAGACCTGGTAAAATGTTGTCTCTCTTCTTGATCCAATAGATTGCAGCAAACGCCCCAGTGAATAAAACCCCCTCTATACAGGCAAAGGCTACCACTCTTTCACTAAGAGGTCGTTCAGGTGTCATCCAACTGAACATCCAATCGGCAATTTTTCCAATAACTGGATAATGTTGAATGGCGTTAAAAGCCATATTCTTCTTTTCATGATCTCTAAAAAAGGTTTCTATCAACACCGAATAAGTTTTATTATGAATAGTCTCAAAAAAGGCTTGTGCAATGTAAAAATGTTGGGCTTCCTTGTACACAGACGTTTCCTTTTGAAAATTTTCAATGAGATTTTCGTTGATGATGCCATCAGCCTGTGCAAAGAAGAACAGGATAAATTCCAAAAATCTTCTTGAATCTGAATCTAGAGAATCCCAGTGTTCCCTATCCTTGCTGAAGTCTATGTCTTCGACTACCCAAAAGACAGATACCTGAAGGTTGTAAAATTTTTCCAAGGAATGATACTCTATAGGAAAATAGGAATACCTATCCTTTTTGACTTGGATTGAAGACATTCTCTTTATACTTAACTAATCCAAGAGGATGTTTAATCATTTTTTTGAAAAGATTTAGAGTTTGATAAGTATCAATCAGTTATCGTATGAAAGGGGAGAGAAAATCTTCAACTTCACCTAAAAGAAGGCGAAGAAATAAAAAATCTGAATCTTCAGATCAAAAAAGGGGGAAACGTGAAAAATCTGTTAAACGACAACGGAGTAATTCAACCCCTTCTATAAATGTTAACAATCATGAACGTTCAGTTTCTGACGATGCGACATTTTGTCTGTATCTCAAACTTTTGGAGGAAAATAAGAGGCTCACAGAGAACTATAGAACTGACGCTTTGATCATTCATTTATTAGGTAAAATGACAGGTGATCAGAAGATGATCATGTTAAAATTCATAATGAAAGAGTTCCCCAGCCTTCAGGACGAAAGGAACGTATATATTAGAAACTACAGCCCAAGGTTTAGAAATGTGCTTCAAAATATTTGAAAGATTACTATAAATGTATGTTAGATATCAGGATGAGAAAGAGATCCAAAATCTTGATCAAAACTCGTGGCCAGGTCCGATAGCCAATTTATCTGGAAGTGTTTCTTATGGGAAATTGGGAAAGGACCTGTACACAATGTTTGGAAATGGTCCAAGGAGACAATCTTATCAGATCTGTGAAGCAGGAAGAGATGTATCATCTCACTATATTATAGGTTTGGAGAGGGATTCCCACCCAGACCATTCTTCAAGATTTGGGTACGGGAGGTGCAGATATGGATACTGTTTTGGTCATATGCCAGGAAAATATATAGTAAACGAACAATGTGGAGATTATGATGACCCTTTGCCAAACAACATGGCCCCAGATAGATTTTACACCTCCAAATATACGGATCCCTTTAGTTGTCTAAGTGAAGGTAGGGTTGAATATGACATTGGAAAGAACTACCTTCAGAGAGCCTTCTATTAAAGTATTAAAATTTTGATTTCCTTATCCAGAAGATCAGGAAATGTGGATTTTCCAAAGGGTAACCCTTTGGAAAATCAGTAATTTGAGATGACTATATTGCTTATTTTAATGGTTTTCGTCTCCCTGTTATCAGTTCTTTTGATTACAAGCGGTATAACACGTTGACGAAGTTCTTTTTCAGCAATACAGAGGTTATCAAATTCATTGTCACAATTTACAAGGGGAGTTTCGCCAGCATTTAGCTGTTTTATTCTCTCCGCTAAAATCTTTGTGTACTCGTATTTGGTCATTCTCTCGTAGACATAAGACTGTTCCTCTGAAATATCGCATTCAACAGTCTCTATAGTGAAAGACATTTTACTGGACATCTATATTCACCTCCAATCTCAATTTTATCTGATTAACCAAACCTTTTTTTATCTTCTGGACAACAAAGCTTGAATCAGAATGAAAGGTTAGTTTAAAGCCATGGTTAAAAGTATAAAATGAGTTCCAGATTAGTAGATATAGCTAAACTTATCATAAATTCAGGGGCTGTTAAGATAAGAACCGAAGGTCCACAATTCGTCTATTCTTCTGGAAATAAAGGACCAGGATATGTTATGATAAAAGGTCTCTGTGGACAGCCTGAAATTTTAAAATATTTGATAAAAGAATTATCAGAAAAGGTTTACCTGGAAACGGGGGGTGAAATAGACTTTATAAACGGAAATGTTACTGGTGGAATGTTACCTGGTTGGGAGCTGCGAAACCAACTTTCTATTATGAGAAATCAAGAGATTCCATATGTGTATCTAAGGGGTGCAAGAAAGGAGGGGGGTCATAAAGAATTGATCACTGGGGATATGGACAATCCATTGATTACACCAGGAATGAATGTTCTTATAGTTGAAGAATTGGTAAACTATGGGGAGACAACGTTAAATGCCATCAAGACATTCAGAGAATCTGGATATAAGGTCAAGTATGCAGCTTGTATTTTAGAGTATGGAAATCTGCAAGCAAAAGAAAGGCTTGCATCTGAGGGGGTCACTTTAATTTCTCTTTTATCCCTACCCCAATTATTGGAGATAGCATTAAACCTTAATCTTTTAGAAAAAAAGGGTGTTCTTCTCTACAGGGAGTATTTGGAGAACCCAACAGGGTGGCAAAAAGTCGATAGAATTCCAAAAATATTTGTGGCTCTCGATTCTGATACTTTTGGAAATTGTGGTATCATACACACCTTATCAAAATTTAATAGCAATCTTTACGGATTCAAAATTAACCTGGATGGCATCTTGGATGGAGATAAAATATTGGAAAAGGTAAAGAGTGTAAATAAACCTCTATTTGTGGATATAAAAATGTGGAACGGAAAAAGGACAATGGTTGCTATTGTAAAAAAGTTTGTAGAGTTTGGTGTGGACATCATTAATGTTTATGCTCATGTTGGAGAGGATATTTTGAGAGAATTGTCTCTCATAACTAGAAACACTAAGACCAAGCTGTTTGTTCTCACAGTTTTGACTCATTATGATGATGACTATTGTAACCTCATTTACAGAAGGACCATGAACGAAACTGTGAGGATGTTTGCAGAAATTGCAGATAGAGCTGGAGCTGATGGAATCATTTTACCACCAACATGTCTTAACACTGTTCAAGACCTCAAATTATTGAAAATGTGTCCTGGGATTAGAATAGATCCTTCAGACAGAACCAATAACCAGAGGCAAACATCATCTGTTCAAAATGCCCTTGAAAATGGAGCAGATTGTTTGGTGATTGGAACACAGATTACAAAAGCTGATGATATGGTTGTGGAATTAAAAAATATTTGCGACATGGTTTGTAATTAGAATTTTTTCACACTGGGATGTGAAAAAAAAGATATAAATCAAGCACAATTGTGCTTACCACGAGATCTCTTGGTGACGAGGTGCCATTCATTCTCTTTGGGGAAATTCATTACCCCTCTTCGTTGGGCAAATGTGTAAAAGTTGATATTTTCAGAGTTTTTTTCAGATGGGTTCAACTCGAATAACATGAAAACTGCCTCAGCTTCAGCTTCCCAAGAAGCTTCGTTGGGGAATGGTCCGAAATACAACAAATCTTCCATAATCTCACCAATTACACATTGCTGTTCAAATGTTAGTGTTTTGTGGAGTCTCCTTCTATTTTTAGTCCAGTAATCCACGAACCATGTCATACCTGGTGTATGTTGTGATTCGACTGTCTCCATTTTCAGATTTATTTTAACGTGGGATCCTGATCTTAAGTGTCATTTTTTCAAATAACAATTCTGTAATATAATGCTGGTAATCCAGCCTGTGTATCAGATTTTCGTGTTATTTCGAAAAGGTCCCCCTTCTTTGCTCCAAAATGTCTAACCAACGGATCTGTTCTTTTGATCTCTGGATATTGAGATGGTTTTAATCTGTAAATTTTTGTGTGCTTCTTTTTCTCCTCATCAGTGCACAATCTATGTTTAGGAACATAAACATGATTTGTTATGTTTATTTGAGATTCATTGAGGGTGTAAACATCTATATGATATCCAGTTTTTCTAATGCTTCTCAAGGTCTTTTTGGCGTGAGATGTAATAGATTCATCTGCCACTATTATAGCTCTCTTAACACCTAGAAGTTCCATTTTGTTAAAAATGGATCGTAGATTTGTTCCCAGTTTTGGAAACTCCGACCAATGAAGAAAAATTTTGGGAACCAATTGATCGTCACCATGAACCTCTTCTAGAGATTTTTTAAATTCGTCAAGAGAACAATCAATAGAGAGGTTTTCTAAGGCCTGTCTAGAAAACTCCAATTCTTCCTGATTATACCCCCTATCTTTTAAAATTTCTAAAAGATTTTTTTTACTTCTAGACCACCTGAAAAACTTTTGGGTATCCATACTTGTGTTATACAGCTGATGTTTTATTTCAATTTTCTTTCCTCTATATATTCGGAACATGAAAACATACAGGGACGTTTCATGTTTACTGTATCTAGATAGACCTGATAATCGGGAACCGATCTATATTCTTTAATCGTTAAGTGACCTCCATAATCTTTCAACGTTTTTATTCTATTCATACATGGTGTAAAAACAAACTTTTCCTCTCCAAAAATCTTCTTTTTCATAAGAGTCAACAGTGTCAGAGAGTTGTAGTATTTGGCTGATCCGTGAATACTTAGTTTCATAAGTATATATTCTTTCACGCAATTACAGGAACAGAAAACACCTTCTGTAATAAAATAGTCTGTACCTTCAGTTAATGTGAAGTTAAGGGATGAAAAATAATTCTTTATGTAATCTTTTTCAAGGCTGTTTTCATCTTGTATTTTGTAATCTATAGGACAGCCCAAAACTCTACTTGTAAATGTATTATGGCACATATGACATCTTTGAGTTGTATATTGAGGTAATATACTATTTTGAGAATTGTCCACCATATTGGGCCAGTATTTAATAACCTTCTTATGAATATCCTTAAATTCTACAGGTTTTCTTCCCCTCCTTCTAGTTCTAACCCTATTTTCTGAAGGAAATTCATCTTCCAAGAGGGTTATATAACCAGAGTTATCGTCCTTTTCCAAATAGAAAGATAACAGACCTTTCAAATCCAGACTTTTGAGAGTAAAAACAGTTCTTGCTTTCCTTCCCATGTTAATATCATAATGACTATTGTCTAAACTTATTTAATTCGTATTGATTGAGTTTTCTAATTTGAAAACCAGGTTAATTGGTTATATTTTCAGTATGTTATCGAGGGCAATGTTGGCGTTGAGAAAATGTTCAAGACTTTATGGAACGGGGATTTGACATTTTCATAGACTTCCTCCACAAAATCAACGTGTGAATCCATTTTTTCCACACTCCTCTCTATTTTTGTTAGTCTCTCATCGATAGTTTTCAGGAGGCCCAGTATCTCTATCAACATTTCCTTTTCCATTTTATAATATACGTGGATGTATTATAAATAACAAATGTCTGAATTGTGGAACGAACTTCACATACGAGCTCTTACATACAGAGGGTTTGATGATTCCGAATTTATGAAAAATTACTCCAGCTGGAAGAAAACCATGTGGGTGTAGGAATTTTTGGGCTAGATGGTACAGATTTAACAGACCTCAATTTAATCCCCCAGAAAAATACTTTGAGTGGAGTATTAGAGCACACAACGCTGTTAATGGAAAATTGAGGAAACGAAGGTGGACTATAGCTGAAGCTAGAGAAATGTACGAATCTCTCAATAAAAATGTCTAACCGTGTTAAAGGAAAGGGGCCTTTAAGGAAATGAAAAAATACGGACTTCCAGATTTCGGTGACCTGAAGACATCTACAAGAACGGAGATGGTTTATCTCAATTCTAAGCTAGATCTTGGAAAAATATTTGTTGGAGTTCAATTGACGGAAGTTGATATTCCGTTGACCAAGAAAAAGAAAAATGTAAACAAATCTCTTTTGAAGGCCCCAAAAGGTGCTGTTATTAGTGTTCAAAAAGGAGTTTTCATGCGTGGAATCGATGTGAGAAAGAAAAAGAAACACTGGTGTGCAGCTAATTGCAGGCTTGAAAAGAAGTACAATGTTGATACAAAACCCAAGAAGATTCTATCAGTTGTTGAAGAGATTCACGATGTGAAAAATGAATTGTATAGCGAATTAACAGATTTGAAGGAGATTAAATATCACTGTGAAAATTGCGACATGTACTACACCTACAAACAGATAGGAAAAATACCAACATTTCTTAACCAAGTTACCATAGTTCTTTCTATTGGAGATATCATCGTAAACGTAATGTTGTTTTCAGATAGTATCAAAATAGCTGGATGTAAACGAGAAACGGATTCTAGTGAAACTACCCTCATTTTATGGCAGGATTATATTAGCAAAATTCCAGGGTCATACCAGCTCAAATCTTCATATGAAGAACCTCAATTTTTGATTGATCTGGTCATGAGAAATGTGGATGTGAATGTTGGATTTTTTATAGACAAAGTGAAGCTCAATTCTCTCATGAACAAGAAGAAATATTCAGAGAAAGTCTATATGTCTAGCTGTGAATCTACAGGTCATACAAGTGTGAACATTAAGATGTATTCCTCTAAACCCGAAGATTTTAAATACAACTGTTTGGTTATTCCAGATGAAGGAGAACCATATTTCAAGCAGATAGAGGAAAATGTTTTTAGAGATAAGAAAAAGGGGAAAAAACCAGTGTACACCACATTCATAGTATTCAGTTCATCAGAGATCATACTCACAGGTAGATATGAGAGAAACATGAGAGAGATGTACAACTTTTTCATAGATATAATTATGAAGAACAAATCATCGATAGAAGAGAAACTCACTAGAATTCAAACAATCAATATTGATTCTATCCTTCAACTATAATTTTCAACCTGTTTTGGGTTGAAAATTTTCATAACGCTGAGTTTGAAAATATCAGCTACCCATTGTCAAAAATCCACTACTTCAATTTCCTTGGAACCAAAATATAAAAGTGGGTGAGATTAATCGAGCAAGTTCCAGTCCACTGGTTTTAATCCAAACTCAACAAGCTTTCTGTTTGCCTTTGAAAATGGTTTACTTCCAGAAAAACTTTGACCACATGAAGACGTGCTATTATTGAAGCTGAGTGGGGATGGGTGACTACTTGCAATAACGTATTTTTTATCAACATTCCTAAAGTATCCTATATATTTCTGGGCATCTTTTCCCCACGCCAAGATAACAATCCCCTTAGTACACGTTTGGGAGAGATATAGGAACAATCTTTCACTAAAACGACTCCACAGTTTTGAATGAGATTTAGGAGACCCCTCTTTTACTGTAAGAGCTGTGTTTATTAGAAATACACCCTGTTTAGCCCATTTTGACAGATCTCCAGAATTCCAGTCTACCAGAAATTCGTCATTCTCCAATTCTTTGTAAATATTTTTAAGAGATGGTTGAATCATCTTTCTTTTTTCAAGATGGGAGAATGCCAACCCCATGGCAGCTCCTTTTGTGTGATATGGATCTTGGGCTATAATTATACACTTTATATCTAAAGGTTTACAATAATCAAATGCATTGTAGACAAGGTCAATTGTGGGGAAAACATTTCCAGTCTCCTTCTTCAACATCTTCGATATATCATAGATATTCTGTATCACTTCCTCTTCCAAGAAAAAATCTCTCCAACCAGTTGGTATGAAAAAATATGTAAAACTGAAAAGGTCGTTTCTAGACATGTTTTAAACAAAATTAAATTCATTTTCCCTGGTCATTTTTCCCTGTGAAAAAAAGTGATGTCTACAAACAGCTATACGTTGTTTTTATTATGGAGCAAAGTGAAGCTGATTTTAAGATTGGTGACATAGTTTATGTTAAGATACAATGGGCAGGTTGTTCATACCATTACGAATTTGGAGTGGTGGAGAGGAAGACTCCAACCAGAAAATGGAGAATTCACTTAATAGAAAGCCATAGATCAGAAGAGTGTGAACAAAATGGGCTTTATATTTGGCACCAAACGAGGCCCAATGTAATTGGCGATAGGGTCATCAAAACAGGTGTAACAGTCTTGGTTGATAAATATGGATGTGGATGTAGAACTGGTGATTACCCGTTTCTTTTCTCCAAATGGACCCCAGAAACCATCTTGAAAAACCACCATGATCCAGGAGATTAAATTCCTTTTTTCCATCTGAAACGAGATGGAAAAGACTTAAAATGGTTGTCATCACAATCACTTAACCTCGATTTTTAAGAAGGTCATAACGAACTGTAAACAGATAAATTGTTTTGGAAATGAATTAACCTGTCTAGAAGATTGTAAATAACAAGGTTTATTCAAACCATTCTTATCTCATGGTGAGAAAATGAGATTGCCATTTACCTGTAATTGATATTAACCATGAATCTCTATTCTGATCTTAATAACTACCTGTTGAAATTCTGTTCCGAAGAAGCTTTGAAGAGGTTAGTATTGGCAAATAAAGAATTTTCATATCTGTCTGTACTGGAGTTCAAGGAACGGGCTTCTAGGAAACTGAATATCTCTATGAAGAGATTGAAAGAATTACCAACACACTACCCTAAAGGGCATCTGTGCGAAGGGGAAGAAATTGACTATTCCAAGATTGAGTACCTGAATTGTTTTCATAATCAATTAACCTCTCTTCCAGACTGTCTTGGAAATTGTGAAGAACTACTTTGTTCTTATAATCAATTGACCTCACTTCCAGAATGTCTTGGAAATTGTGAAGAACTACTTTGTCATGGTAATCAATTAACCTCGCTTCCAGACTGTCTTGGAAGTTGTGAAGAATTGGTTTGTTATCATAATCGTTTAACCTCACTTCCAGATTGTCTGGGAAAATGTAAAAAATTACTTTGTTCTTATAATCAATTGACCTCACTTCCAGACTGTCTTGGAAATTGTGAAAAATTACATTGTTATGATAACCAATTAACCTCACTTCCAGACTGTCTTGGAAAGTGTGAAGAATTATTTTGTGATTCCAACCAATTGACCTCACTTCCAGACTGTTTGGAGAATTGTAAAAATTTATTTTGTTCTTGGAATCACTTAACCTTACTTCCAGACTGTCTGAGAAATTGTGAAAGATTAAGTTGTTCTCATAATCAATTAACCTCACTTCCAGACTGTCTGGTAAATTGTGAAGAGTTAAATTGTTATGATAACCAATTAACCTCACTTCCAGACTGTTTGGAGAATTGTAAAAATTTTCGGTGTGAGGTTAATTCATTAACCTCACTTCCAGACTGTCTGGTAAATTGTGAAAAACTAATTTGTTATGGTAATCAATTAACCTCTCTTCCAGACTGTCTTGGAAATTGTAAAAAATTGGATTGTTCTCACAACCAACTAAGCTCACTTCCAGATTGTCTGGAGAATTGTAAATATTTGGATTGTTATGATAATGATTTAACCTCACTTTCAGATTGACAAATTGTAAAGTAACAAGGTTTGTCTAAATCCTTTTTCTCATCTCAGGGATTGGAAAAATTGAGATTTTCATTTACCTTTCATTTGAACTTAATCATGAATCTCTATTCTGATATTAATAACTACCTGTTGAAATTCTGTTCTGAAGAAGCTTTGAAGGGGTTGGTATTGGCAAATAAAGAATTTTCAGCTCTGTCCTCGCTGGAGTTCAAGGAACGGGCTTACAAGAAACTGGATATCTCTTCCCAGGGATTGACAGAATTACCAAGACACTACCCTAAAGGGCACCTGTGCGAAGGGGAAGAAATTGATTATTCTAAGATTGAGGATTTGGATTGTTCTGGGAATTATTTAACCTCACTTCCAGACTGTCTGGAAAATTGTAAAGTATTGAAATGTGATGAGAATGAATTGACCTCACTTCCAAACTGTCTTGGAAAGTGTGAAGAATTGTGGTGTTCTGATAACCAAATAACCTCTCTTCCAGACTGTCTGGTAAATTGCAAAAAACTACTTTGTTCTGATAACCAATTAACCTCACTTCCAGACTGTCTGGAAAATTGTAAAAAA